CATTATCGTAACATCTAATTTACAGTATGGTTCTCCGCTAAATCAAATCTATAAAGAACAGTATGGGATTCTGGATGATGCCGCCTTTTGGCGTCGTTTCCATTTCCCTTTGTTGGCTGAGAAAGAGAAACTCTTTTGTCTTAAGAAGAAACCCTCTTGGGTTTCTTCAACAAAAGACATTGTCCCTTCTACAGATGGTATAGATTCGAATTGCGTCGATGTAAATCGATTAGCAGGTAACCGTGGCCTGAATTATTTTCGGCAAAAGAGTGAATTTCAAGAGGAACAAGGACGTCTCTACTCCAACTTATGGAGAGAATGTCCTGTCCTCGACTTATTCAGCCTGCCAAAAATATTCCGTGATCGAGAAAAGTTTCATGATAACATAAGAATGCACTGGGTACAAGTAGTTAATTCCAAGTCGGAATCGGTTTCTGATTTTTTTTCCGAATTCTGGGATGAGGAGATTTCCCCAAATCTTCCCAAATCTCTAGGATTTGATCTATCAAAACCGATATCTACTTTGAATCAACAACTTACTTTTTCCTCCTACCCTCCTATACAACCTTTACCCGTACGCGTTGAGCCGATCGTGGAACCTTTAAAAGTTCGGACGATCACTGCCGGTGATGCTAGTACATTTTGTCTTAAACCTCTTCAGCGAGCCATGTGGCTCGCCTTAGGTACACAAGAACAGTACATACTCACTCATGGCACTCACCATCTCGAATCCGCAATTCAGCGTCTCTACGAAAGTGGAGACAAAGAATCTGTGTGGATTTCTGGAGACTATACGGCTGCCACTGACTCTGTCAGTATTGAGGCAACAAAGGTTTTAATGGAAGGGATCCTAGAGTCGATAGATCATTTACCAACTAAGCGCTGGGCGATGAAAGAAGTGTCCCCTCATATGTTGTACTATCCGGAAGGGAGTCGTGGTTCAAAAGAACTCACTCCTATTATCCAGAAAAGTGGTCAACTAATGGGTTCACTACTCTCTTTCCCTTTACTTTGTTTACTTAATGACTCAACAGCTCAAAGATCTGGACTGAAACCAAATCAATACCTGATTAACGGTGATGACATCTTGATGAGATGTCTCCCTGAGAAATATCCCGTGTGGAAGAAAGAAGCCCATCAATTTGGCTTTACCCTTTCTCTAGGGAAGAACTATGTCCATCCAATGTATGGAACGGTTAATTCTCAATTGATCAAGAATGATAAGGTAATCTCTGCTGGAAAGCAGACAGTCCTTTGTAGGAAAGGAAAGGTCTTAGGAGAATGTTTAAGGGAACTTGAGAAGTTTTACCCGGAACGTCCAGATGTAAAGGACTTGTTCAAATCCGTTAATAAACAGATTTTAGGTAGAACTATTAGGAGCATTAATGTTCCTATTTCTCATGGCGGTCTGGCTCTCACTTGGGGGCCTAGAGACCTTCCGGCTCGTACACTTCGAACAGAACAATGGGTATATATCCACGATTTGCTCAAGAAGTTAAAAGCCAAAGACGGTCATATCGCTGTTCCATACTTCTCCTCCCGTAACGCGTCGGTATCCCTTAATAAGGATATAGACACTGCATTTAACGATCCTATTGACAATCGAGAATTCCAGGAGGATTTCTTAGGCGTCAAGGATGTTATCCAATTAAAAGATCGAATCATGAACAACGAGTTCTTGAGGATTTTGGCACACACTTCTGTTGAGAAGTTACCATCGTTATCCTTTATACAAGTTGTTCAGGTTCCTTATCCAGACACCCAAGAGCGTCGTCGGATTCAGAACCGGATTGATCACCTTTTCATGTCCAGATTTATGACTTCCAGTGAGACATTCAGTTATGAACGTTTCCGAGAGGAGTTCCGATCTATTGGACTGGCAAAAGGTAAATTGGAACCTGCTTTTTTGTCTCTCTTTAAAGTCGTTGAGTTGGAGATTGGTCCAGATTTTCTTCAGAAAGTCCGGTCCAGTTACACTCCTTCCCATTTTGATGTCGAGAGATTTAAGGCTAGGTTAGCAAAGTTACAGAGACCAGGTAAGTTGGATCGGAAAGGTAATGGGAACCAAAAGGTTTCCATCACTACTGATCCACTTGTACCACGTGAACGAGATCTGGTAGAAATGGAGGAATCGGAAATAATTGATTTTACCCGAGAAGTCGATGCGGAAGGTGAGTTCCTAGAACTCTATTCACAGCTTGACTTCACACAGGATTTCTTTGGAACCCTCCCTCCGGAGAGGATCCTTGAATTAATGAATCAAAAGTTTCATGATACTATTCCTGAGGACATGAATGTCCCCCCTATTCTACCCGTAATTGCCGAAGAGGCAGCAAATGTTGATAATAAAGATTAAATTACTCTATGTTGGGGTCCGAAGATACCGTGATGGAAATTTTTCCTAACATAAATAAAATAAAAAATTATCAGCTTGCCTTATCGACTATTACCGATCTCGCATTCAGCAAGTTTTGGATGGTTTCTTTTTTTTTCTGATGTCTAGAATCTGA